GTCCACACCACCGAACTAGCCGGATTTGTTGGCTGAGCTCACGCTCAAACCATACTCGGACGTTAGCCTATTTCAGATAAGAAATAGGCGGGCAAACGAGGTACTGCTGAATTTCGTACAGGACGAAGCCTAAATCGGCCTTGCCCTACGGACTTGCGAGAAGTTGAAACTCCGTCTGCATAAAGTTTATGCAAGGAGCCATCCTCAAAACGAGTCCAACAGGTGTTGCCTGTACGATCCCATGTGGCGTTAAGCCAGTGGAAGAAACCACCGAGCTCTGTGCTGTAGCCTTTCTTCTCCTCTACGAGGCGATATTGAGGTACATCCAGAGATACAAGTTGGTACTTGTACGCAGTGTTTCCACCCCCCCAAAGAACATCCGGGATGTGGCTCTTCAACCACAGCCATATCGATTCAACCTCGGGGTCAAGGACTGTACAGCCCTTGACGTAAGCCCATTCACGAAGCTGGTTTGCAACGTGAATGAGCCCGATAAGTGAGTCGACTGGCTCCCGAATATAGAAGGGAGTTATATCGAGTCCATTGTGGTAATGACCGCCGCAACTTTCGCGGAATTCGCCCTCTAAACAACTCTTCTCTAGATTAACAGAGAAGCCGAAGTAAGAAAGGACGTCCACTAGATCGCGAGACATGCCCGATGGGCATATAATGTCATCGCCATAGACTGATATCATACCACGTGTTCCCGTAAAGAAGGCTGTGGCCCTACTTAGAGCATAGAAGAGAAGACTCTCCAGCTCAAAAGTGAAGCCGTTACCCATCGACGAAAACATATGGTTGCGGTGTTCAATCCCGTCAATGACGGTTACTTGACTCCTCACAGCGTCAAGAAGGGTGTACCATGTTATAGGAAGGAACTGGAATACCAGCTCAGATGATACGGAGTCGCTAGCGCTGGAGAGATCCAACGTTACGAGATCCTTTGTCACTGATCCTTCATGAGCTAAACGCCGGTTTATAGACTGGTCGTTTAGGTCGATACCATGGTTACGGAGAGACCTACGGATGTGGGTCCCTATACCCTTTTGAACAAACATATTGATGTCAGGCTCTTTACAAGCGCATCGATCAATATCCGCATTCTTGGGAACAGTAAAGAACACGTTGCCGCGAACTGGCTTTAGAACCAGGTCACATGCCCCAACCCAGCCCGGAAGTTCCTCAACTAACGAAGAGAAAATTTCCAAACAAGGCGGGGTAACGTGTGCTTCCCCGAGGTACTTGGAAGCCGGGTGGCTCCGAGTACGAGGTCGACTTGTCGAAGCACCTCCAGAGAAAGTCCCGATTAAGGACTCCAGAGGAGGCGTTTCGCCGATAATATCGCATATGAGGTTGCGACAAAACTCAACAAAGCTACCATAGGCGACACGAGGGAGTAAGTTATATTCCTCGTGTGTTAAAATTAGCCTGTCATTGGTAGCTTCGTTCTCACGCTCAATTAAGAGCCATTTGAAGAGCGCACTGTTCCGACGAGTGTCGGCAGATGCGGTCTCGTGAGAAACGTACTTACTGAGAAACGTCTTCTGCAGGTAATCCGTTTTGATAGACGGCTGCAGGGACATGACTCTTTGTACGAGTTGAGAGGTCAAGTCTTTCGGGATTTCTATCTTGCCCAGGTTGGGCAACGATGAATGTTTTGTCATAAGGACTTCCTTCTATGACACGCTGCGCTTGATTTTGCGCAACGTTGAGGTAGGCGAGGAAACAAATAGCGAAGAGTGCGAAAAGCATTCCGCAAACGACGATCATTGAAATCCCACCAAGTGACTGCCGGGGGCCCAAGTTACCAAGGACCCTCAACATAGTCGATCGCACGAAGCGCAACGTTATTTGCCAAAAGTTTATAGGCAAATGCGTGCGCGTCAGCGCGTTCGGCCATGGTGGAAGTCGATTCAAACTGGAAGTTCATATCCACAAAAATGGAACGAACAACTGTTGGTTTCGATATCCCACCAACCACAACATCCTGAGTAACAGGAAGTGCAATCTTGAATGAGATGCGCCGGCGACCAGTGGCCGTAGGCTTTCCCATATTCAGAGTGACCTTCTTGTCGCTGATAGGAACACCCGTCGATTCGACGAATGAAGCAACCCCACCTTCGAGGTTACGCGGCGCGAACGTATGTTCGACGTCGATGGCGTCTTGAATGACGACCGGGGCAAATGCTGCCATTAGGGATATACTCCTGATTGGTCCCACGAGGGGACTCATCTGTTGATGAGCAGAACATGCTCGTTAACTCAATGGTAAGCGGAATTGCTATCCATGGAGCTGCGACATTAACGCCAAGGCATTAAGCGCATGGGTAGTTGACCACGGTTTAGGGTTTGCATAAAGCCTCATAGGAGGCCATTCTGCATAAGCGAACCGACGAAAGCCAAAACCGACCTCTTGGTAGAGGCCAGGATCGTCTAAGACATTTACGTCATTCGGTCCGATCTGTCTAATCTCAAACGCATATTCGCGCCTGGAACTAGACCAACCACCGTCATTACGGAAACCCGCTGTGGAGGTCAATGCTTCTAGGGTGTTAGACACCGGGATGAACCAATCAACAACGAAGCTGAAAGGAACAATTTCCCAAGCAATCCCCAACGGGTTGATTACTCCCAACGACTGCAGCGTCGCGGCGTGCTCATTAGTAAGAGTCGCCAAGAACGTTGTTCTACAACGGTCTATTGTCGCTACTTCGTAGCCATAAAGATATTCGGAATACTTCCGATTATCCTTCCACTCGGCACCAGCTTCAACCCGAATCTGGTGTGACCTTGTGAGAAGATGGCGTACCGTTGAATCTAAGTCGTGGATATCTTTCAATAGAGGTTTCCACCCATATTGAATTTCCAACCACATCTCAGACACGGTTTTTCCGGGAATAAACACATGCTTGCTAATGCCAAGGGTATCCAGGACTGTTTTCCAATGTCCTCCCTTGACTGCCTTGATAACTTTCACAAGTTTCATAGCACTTTTCGCAAGCATTCTACCAGTCTCACGAGACTCAGCGAACGCGTTACCGCCTTGGAAATTGACGGTATCACGGGGGTCGCTGAAGTCAACACTCTGGATCTTGTTCAGAGCCTTGACAACACTCTCATCAATCACATTTTGATGTGTCTCTTCGTTGGTAGGGTCCCAAGTAAAAGGGATATGCCAACTTGGAGCAATGTGATGAGAAATCTCTCGCCATGTCTCCCAGTAATGCCCAAAGTTGTTCCAGACCTTATAGGACTGGGCAACGGGTTTATTGGACCTTACCTGACCAATGAAACGCCAATAGTCAGACGGGGCATGCCCCGGTGATTTATAAACTGGCGGTTTATTGGAGTACGCAATAGGACAGTCAAAATACTCAGAATGAGTATGATCCACATAACGTGGCGCATTAGGCGGACTGCTAAAGTCGTAATCATGGTTCGTGGTTCTATCCTCGAAGAAAGCTGTCTGAGAATGATAGCCAACTTCATTGGTAAAAGCCTGAAGAGTCATGGTAGATTCCGATCTGATTCAATTATCAGTTGTATTTGCGTTGCAGCCAGTCGGCTGCGAGATGCCATCCGCACGTCCTGATCTTCCAATCAATGAACGCCTGTCGGAGTGCGTGATTAACGCACTCTTCACACTCGAAACAAAATCTCGGGTGAGAAGCACAACCATAAAGCACGATATTCTCGTGTAATGTGAGAAATGCAACCTTTTTGGCGTTCATGATGAAAAGATCCTTACGTTAGGTTGGCAAAGCAACAACTAACAATTGAACGGTTACTGTGGGAAGCGGGATTCAAACCCTCTCCCACAGCAACCTACACACTCGGAATTCCTCGTGTGCTAGACTCCACCTTCGAAGAAGCTGAAGCTCCTGCACTCGTGTCCCCGCATTTAAGGGGCCACCACCCAAAAGTGGCACTCGTGAATAATGGCGAGTAGTCATTACACGTGGTGCGAGTGCAAGAAATCATCTATGAGCTCGGTTAAACCCTTGCTCAAAAGTCCGGCGATGCCGAACTGTTCCATATAATGCGGTATTCCACCGCATATGCTAGAGGCCTTAATTGGCACTCCCACTCCAATGTGTGTGGGACCAACGTAGCACTATATGAAACAGACCCGACCCCCTCGAAAGGG